ACGGACAATGCAACATTCTACGCAGAAATCGAAGAATACCTTTAGTAACATCGGGGGAGGCAACTCCCCCATTAAAAAGAGAATAGAATGGAACACAAGACAATTTACGCAGGTCTCGGAAAGACCTTGAAACGAATCTCGGACGGAATGGATTTCGGTAGCGAGATTACACTCGGCTACACCTACTACATCGGTGGAGAGAAACTTGACACTCCTCTTTGGGAGCTTGAGGAGCACTATGAAAGGATTGAGATTCCAAAGGAGGATTTGAGACTGGGAATGGTGTTCAAGGACTTGGAAGGAATGCCTTACACCATTACCGCTTTCAACGAGGACGGAACGCCTATCTACGAGGAGGGCGAGCTTGAGGTGGAGATTCCCGAAGGCTATTGGGAGTCGTTTGAGCAAGTAACTGACCAAGCTACTGACCAAGTAAGTAACTAAGTTTAACCCCTAATATCAACCGATATGAAAAAGTTTTGGAACAAAATCAAGGCTTTCTACAACGAAAGCAACAGAATCAACCACGCACTCGGTGGATTCGCTACAACATTTGCCATAATGGTCGCAGTCTGCGCGTGGAACATCTCAGTATTCATCGGAGCATTCGTGGCTACACTCTCTACACTCACTACGATGGTTAGCCTCGAAGTCAAAGACAAGGCCGCTGGTAACAAGTTCGACTGGCTCGACATCCTCGCGGGAATGACTTTCCCTATCATCCTATGGCTCATCCTCGGGGTAGCGGGAATATTCATCGGCTGCTTCCCTAATATGTGATCCTTAGGAAGGTAAACATAAAGTCCAACAAGATAATAGAGTTCTCATTTTTGCGATGGGTACTCTATTATTTGTTATGGACATAATTAGGAAAAGAAATAAGACGCCAAGAAGAAGCGATAGTGTTAACTACCGCAAGCATTTTCTTGGTCAAGAAGAATACGACACGCAGCTCTTGTATCACTGCTATCATCTCTGGAACAATCTTGAAGGCTTCAGAGAGAGAAGGGCCAGGGCGTTGAGATGGATAGACGGAGATCAGTGGGGAGATGTGATCACGGTCAAGAATAAAACAATGCTTGAACGAGACTACATTACCTCTCAGGGCAACGTGGCTCTGCAGGCAAATCAGTTGAAGAGACTTGTAGAGACAATAGCCGGAGGGTATGTAAAGCAGCAGAACGAACCAATCTGCAAAGCACGCGCACGTGAAGAACAGGTGTACGGAGAGCTGATGAGCACTTGTCTTCAGGCGAACTGGCAGTTGAACGATATGCCCATAATGATTGATTCTGCCATTAAGGAGGTCTTGGGTGGTGGTCTGGCCGCAGTCCATGAGTCTTATGAGTATCGAAACGGAGAGCTGGACACCTGGACGGATTCTTGTCATCCTAACTACATCTTCTTCGACTCAACGATGAAAGATCCTCGCTATTACGACATGGAGCTGATAGGAGAGATCCACGACATATCCTTCGGAAGATTCTGTGAAAAGTTTGCCCAGTCCCCAGAAGATATAGAGAAATTTGCCCGCTGGTATGCTGATGCTTCCTCTCCAATGTATGCCTCTTTGACCGAGGATATAAACGACAAACATAATACTGAGGAGATGACATTCTTTACCCCGAAGGATAGAAATCTTTGCAGAGTATACGAGATCTGGCGCAAGGAGAGCCGTGACCGATATAGAGTACACGATGAGAATACCGGAGAGTTGTATATCATCAATGCAGACGATCACGATTCGATTAAGGCGATCAATGCCGAGAACGCCAGAAGAAAAGCCCTTGCCGCTCAGCAGGGATGGGGAGAGGATGAGATTCCGCTCATTCACTATAAGGAGAATTTCTTTGTAGATACATATTGGTATGGTCGCTTTATGACGCCCCAGGGATATATACTTTGGGAAGGGGAGTCTCCATATACCAACAGAAAGTGTCCTTACACCATCATCATTCTTCCGATGACGGATGGTAAGATCGTAAGCTACATCTCTGATGCAATCGACCAGAACCGCTATATCAACAGAATGCTTACCCTCTACGACTGGATGCAGAGGGCCGGACTGAAGGGTGTGACCTATGTTCCAAAGAATAGTATTCCTGATGATATGACGGACGAGGAGTTTGCAGAGCAACTTACCTCTATAGACGGCATCGTTTTCTACGAACCTCGCAAGGACGGAGTCAAGCCGGAGACCTTCTATGGTCATACCGGAACGATCAATCTTGCAGAGATCGTGAGGATGATGAAAGAGTTGATGGAGTCGGGTACCTCGGTTTCTGCTGCTATCCGTGGCGAGCAACCGAAATCAGGAACGGCAGCTGCGCTGTACGCACAGCAGACCGAGAACTCGGCAACTCCATTGGCATCTCTGATGATGAGGTTCGGAGTATTCGTAAGGAACATAGCAAAACTCAAACTTAACAATATCCAACAGTTCTATACGCCGGAGAGATATGAGCAGATTGCGGGCCAGATCTCGCAGCTTGTAAATACCTCAAGCATCAACTACAGGTTGGCAGGAAATCTGGAATATGATCTCTCTGTTGTTCAGAGTACGGCAACACCTACCTTCCGCGCATTCAAGACCGATGTCCTCATGCAGTTCGCTCAGGCGGGATTCATACCTCCTCGCTTTGTCTTCGAGTTCGGAGATATTCCGGGCGCGGATGAGATTCTTCAGAGGCTGGATGCCATGCAGCAGGAGTCGCAGGATCAGCAGGTGGGACCGGGATATGCGCAGGCTCAGGCAATGATGACATCTCCGACACCAGAGATGGCACTATAAGACATCTTTAAATCTCCATATAATTAGTTGTTTTATCTCACATAAATAGGGACGCAGTGATGCGCCCCTATTTGTTAAATGAGTTTCGCTCTATGAAGGACGTGCCTTACAAAAGCAAGCCTTCTGATCTCCTTCTCTTCGGGAGTGAGACATCCCTGCTCCAATCGGTCTCCGGTGTAGTACCATGCTCCATCCTTGAGGTTCGAGATATAGAACTTAGGGATGAATAACTTGTTCTTGATCTGGCGGAACTTGTATCTGTTGTAGATGACAAGTTCTCTGACATCTTCGATGCTTGATGCAACGTAGATGCGTTCCTTCCTTTCTGCGTGTACTCTATCCGCCTCTTTCACGGCCTTACGATAGATGCGGTTTGCATAGATGGTTACTATGTAACCTGCTAGTTTTCTGAAAAACTTCTTCATGATTTTATGGTTTAAATGTGTGATGCTGAATTAGAGTCATATGATGTCTTCTTCTTCGGGGTCTTCTTAATGATGACAGGAAGTTCCATGTCGCAGTAGCATATCCAGAGTCCTATTGCCGTACACATCACTACGTCATCGTGCATTCCTTCTCCCGGAGGGGCGGAGTATTGTCCCCTTTCATTCTTCTGATAAAGAGCAAGCTCGGTGCAGCAGTATTCGCTTCGCTCGATCCAGAGCTGGTCGCGGATACATCCGATGAGATTGCCGATGATCTGAGGCTTGGTCTTCACGTTGGTATGGAATCCCCATACCTTGGTAATGCCATTCTTTATCTGCTCGGCAGATGCCTTGCGTGCATAGAGGTTATCATAAAGCCCGGCAATGGTGTCGAGGATATACTCGGTCATGTCTCCATCAATATCCCTTTCCTTGTCCTTTGTCTCAAGTGTGTTTGACTCGATGACCAGAAGCGCGTTGTTGTACCACTTGGCAATCCTGGCGGCATCATAAGCCAGGAGGTCGTGGTCGGTGTGATACCTCTGCTCAGCCACAAGCACTGGCTTTCCCCCGAGTTCCTTCTGCATGGCAAACCTATCGAAGACGCGGATGACAGACCAGTCGGCCTTCTTACTGCGCCCTCCGACATCGACAACAACGAGGTATCTGTTGGCCATCTTGATGGAGGTGTCCGGCTTGGCCCACACCCAAAGTCTTCCATTGGTAATGTTGTCAAAGTGTATATCCTCGAGGGCATCCGCGCCCTTGACGTCCTTTGCATAGAGCTCTCCCTTCCACTTCGGAGCGCAGCATCCCTTCTTGAGTTCTTCGATGCTCTCGATGCTGAATACCTTGGTGCCGGAGAACTGGAAGGCTTCGATGTCATCGGACGGAGCCTCGGATGCCATGTCGGCAAAGTCATCCACTCCCTTACGGGCATGACGATACCATTGGATGCCCTCAAGAGTTGCCCCGATTTCCCACAGACGCCAATAGTATCTGCCGGAGTCAAGCCAGTTCTCATTAGGAAAGTCCTCGTCCTTATGAGAAACGAGCCATGTGATGAAGTCTTCATAGTCATCTATTGGAAGAGTGTCATGAGGAATCTGCCACCAAGCGATGAAGACCGGGGTAGAAGAACTCTTGCCGTTCTTGGCTCGCATATACTCCGAATGAAAATAGTTTCCTGCTCCCTTCGGAGTAGACTCCTTTACCTTCATAGCATTCGGCCTATGCAGAATACCTCCTTCGATAGAACGGATGAGGTCGGCAGGTCTCTTCTTAGGTGTGTTCTCCCAGACTCCGACCTCGGAATGATGTACTCCTTCTCCAGAGTATCCACGAAGAGCATCCGGATTTTCAACCGAACCGATACGGAAACGAGACCTTGTCACGGCCTTGCCATGGGAGTCCTTGATAAGATACTCTCCGGTCTTGCTGTCCTGTACAATCTCCAGCTTCTCGTTGATCGGAAGTCCCAGGCTCCACGCATCATAGCTCTCCATGGAGCGGATGAGCATGTTGGCGATGTTACCCGCCACGGGCTTTGTCTGTGCGCAGACCGCGAAAGAATGCTTGACTGCGCAATAGAGCCCTATCCACATCTGATAGAAGATGCAGAAGGTAGATCCTCCCCACTGGCGAGCCTTACATATGATTATGTCTATAGGCTCTCCGGACTTCCTTAACTTCTCGCAGATGTTGAGAACGATGATCTGAGGATTGTTCAGTTTGAAAGGGACCATCTCTCCGGTCTCCTTATCCTCTATTCGAATCTCGTAGTATGCCCAAAACGAGAAATCGTGTGCAAATCGTAGGCAGAAGAGGGCCCTTACTATATCGTCAGCTTCCGGTCTGTCCTCGCATGTATCGTAGTCAGAGGTGGTCTTCAGATACTTCTTGATGGAGCCAGCCTTGACGATGTTCTGCACAAGAGGTATGTCATACATCTCGCTTGGTGCATACTGTATGGCCATAGGAAAGTCCGGTATAACCAACAAGAATCTCTCGCCCGGTGCATTCTCTCCCGTCATCGGGTCAAATTCCGCACGGAGCGATTTCATCCTTTTGGCATTCTCCGCCAGAATCTCGCTAACAATATGAGGCTCTACGGAAATCACGGCTGATATTGTTTATGGTTCTTGATACCCCAGACACTATGCTGCCCAAGGCAAATGAAACGATATGAGTGATGGCCGACACTTGAGGAAGCACCGCCATCAGTATTGTGATAGCAAAGAATACCATCACGGATTTGTCTCTCCACCATCTGTTTCTCAATGATGGCGTTCTGAGTCCGATTAGGGCAAAAATGATGTTGGAGAACCCCACCACATCTGCAGTAGTGCAGAACCATGATGCGCTTCCTATAAGGAATGCCCAGACCAGAGGTAAGATGCCATATCTGTATCCCTTTCGGAAAAGTGTCCATATGGATAGGCAATTCACGGCCAGATGGAAGATGTTCGCGTGAAAGAAGTGATGCGCGAGAGAGATGTACCCGTTATCAAGATGAAGAAAGCAGGGACATCCGAACAGCATCTGCGTGGTGAGCAGTATACCTATAATAACTATGCGAATGTTATTACCTTCCATACTTGACAGCTATTAGTTCGTTTCTGAGATTGATCTGCTCCGTGATGATGCGCGAGGCCATCTGGTGGTCCAGATACCATTCCGGTGCTGGCATCTCTACCAGTGCGGCGCATAGCTCAAGATGATTGAATGCACTATATGGAAACACATTCTTCAGATTGAGGTATAAGTCGTAGAGGGCTTGGAACTTTCGCCTTTTGTTGGTTCTCATCTTGTAGCTGTCTTTTCCGCGTATCCAGCTGCTTATCACAGCTGCGCAGAATTCTTTCGAAACAAACCATCTCGGTGCTTCGTGTTTGCGAACATAATCGACTGCCTGTCTCTGATCGACAAAGTCCTGTTCTTTCAATGCGTTCTGATAAGCTCGGAACAATTCTAAGTCCCTCTGCTCTCTCAACTTCATGTCTCTCATATAATTATAAACGTGCTTATCAAATTTATCCAGAGTTTTGCAAGAGTGTAAACATAAAGTTCAATGGCTATTTATTGTAGATATTTTTGTTCGTGCATGTTGCGTAATTAACGATTAAAATTTGATACAAATGCCTGAAACAGAAAATGTTACAAGACCTTGGGATAGACTTCGAGAGAGATACACCTCGAGGAACCCAGAAAAGGAATACAGTGGCGAAAATGCTGAAGATGCTTTAGTTGCTGATATTCTTGCAGAACTTGAAGAATTTGATGCCCGAGCAGGGGAGTTCGAAGAGGGAAGAGCACAGTCTCAGAAGATGGTAGAGTTGTTCAACCGCGACCCTCGTTCTTCCCGTTATCTGTTGGCCCTTGCATCCGGAGAGGGCAATCCTATTGACTATCTACTCGACATCTACGGCCCGGACATCCTTGAAGCTCTGCAGAGCGAGGAGGGAAGAGCCAAGATTGTTGAGAGCAACAACATATGGCTTCAGAAAAAGGCTGACGAAGAGTCTACGATGCAGGCAAGGATGGACAACTATGAGAAGTCTATCAACGATCTCGCAGCATTCGCGTCAGAGAAGGGCCTTACAGATGAGCAGGCAATAGGAATCTTCGAGAAGGTAAACCAGATTGGTTTCGATGCTATCGAGGGAGTTTACACACGTGAGTCCTTCGAGATGGCCTATAATGCTATGAACTATGCGGCAGACGTGGATAAGGCTCGCAAGGAAGGCGAGCGTGACGGACGTAACGAGCGAATCGAAGAGAAGCTCAAGAAGGTTACTAAGCCAGCAGACATGCCTCCTACACTCAGTGGCCAGGGAGCGGCAGTTGCCGAGTCCAAGCCACAGAAGAAGGCCGACCCATTCTTTGAGGGGGTAGCCGATGAGGTCAAGCGAGGATATGGTAAAAGGAAATACTAACATTCATTCTAAACACAAAAACAGATGAAGATTTTCAATTTTCTGAGAACGCACAAAATGGGGTTGCTGTCATTGCTCCTTGTTGCGTTTGCTACGGCTCTAGGAGCTGATAGCTCTTTTGCAATGGCAGAGGTGACTCCAACAGGTGCAGACGGCGGATTCTCGCAGGAGCCGGTAGGAGGTACACCGGATACCAAGGGTCTTGAGACTCAGTATCAGGGACAGGGTGCAACAGCAGGCGAGGCCCGCGCTCAGGGTCTTGAGGTCGAGGAGATTGACCAGATTGTTGCTAATTTCAGACCATTCAGATTCCCTCTCGAGTGGTTCATTACTAACCGTATGCAGCAGTCAAGTGCAACAAGCTACGAGCAGTCTCACTTCCGCTCTGGTGCTACTCCTCTTGAGGCAACTGTAGATGCAGAGGTAACATCAGCTGGTACATTTGCTAAGAAGAATGTTACAATCACATTCAACTACAATGACCTTACTGGTGCGGAGTACATCCATGAGTTCGACACAATCTATGTACGCGATGTAGTAGGTTATGAGGATGACGGTGCTACTGAGGAAGGTGGTCTTCTTCTCTTTGTTGTGAAGGCTGATGAGACAAATATCAAGTGTCAGGTTATCAACCCTCCTGCAAGTGGAGCTATTACTATCCCAGACGGAACCGAACTCACTATCTGCGGTAACGCATGCTCTGAGTCTCAGATGCTCGTTGATCCGGAGACCTACTTGCCAGTTAAGGATACTCTCTATCTGCAGAAGAAGATCTCTAACATCGTAATGACTGATGAGTGGCTTGAGCAGGCTCGCAAAGTGAAGTTTATCACTAAGGACGTTGTCGGTAACGGAATCTACAACCACAAGCGTAAATGTGCACGCTCTCACTGGTTGGGACGTAAGTTCATGACTAACGTGAAGGTTACAGATGCTAAGATAGGCCAGGAGCCAGTATACTTCGAGAAGGGTATCCTCCGCCAGATCAATATGTCATATGTTCATGAGGGTGACGCTATCCAGTGGAATGACCTCATCGCTCTCTCACAGATGCAGCACACCGACAATGCAGCTAATACTAACTCAGTAGCACTTTGCGGTAAGAATGCAGTCAAGAGACTCCAGATGCTCTTCCTTAATAACGTGGATATGCAGAAGGCTGTTTCATACGAGCGCATCGATGAGATTGGCGTAGACCTTTACAAGTGGCATGACGCATTCGGAACTATCGACTTCATCCACGATCCTACTCTTAACGATATCGGATACGAGGACTTCATCGTAGTTCTTGATATGGACAATGCAGTTCACTATGTCAAGAGGATGGAGAAGGAGACTAAGCAGGATCTCAAGACCAATGGCGAGAACCGAGAGGCAGAGCGTAGAATCATCACTACTATCGACTGCGTTGGTCTCAAGGGATATAACTCAGTTCTCTTTGGCCCGGCTTCTAAGGCTAACCTTATCACTAAGCTCGGCATTGATGTAAACGCTACATCAGCAGCAACTCTTGCTGAGACTGGCACAGTTGGTCAGGTGGTATACCTCACTGAGGATTTCGCGGGCTTCCCTAAGGGAACACTCGTTAAGTGGAATGGTACTGCTTGGGAAGAGTACGAAGGTGTAATTGAGGCGTAGCCTCCAATAATATGAGGGGAGGTGTGCGCCTCCCCTTTTTAACTTTATAAAGACTTGTCAAAATGAGAAAGGTTTATAAAATCAATGGAAAGACTGAAGTGCACGAAGTGTTCACTTCTCCTTCCGGTAAGACTAAGTTCAAGGTGGCGTTTACCAAGGGGAACCTTGACCCAAAGAATAGGGTGCCAGCAAGATTCTCTACAGATAGCCCGATTATCCAGGCTGTAATCGAGAATAGCCCTAAGTTCAACAGAGTGATATTCCTTGAGAAGGTATATGGCAATGTAGCTCCGGTTGCAGCCCCTGCCGCTCCTGCTCCGGTTGCCGCTCCTGCTCCTACTGCAAAGAAGGGCAAGAAAGCTGCCGTAAGAGTAATGGAGGATGTCAAGACTATTGCCGATGCTGCTACCGTTCTGATAGCAGAGGGAGCTTCTGCGTCTGAAATTGATGGTACAGTAGAGGGAGCACTCAAGTCTGCAAAGGCACTTGGACTTTCTTTCCCTAATCTTAAAGGCGAGGAGTAGTATATGTATCCGTTGACTGTTAAATCGGCCCACGCATATGTCCGCAAGGCTATAGACGAGTTGTTAAGCACAGAGGATCTGGGGATGCTAATAGAACCGGATTCTATCAACTTGCATAGGCTTG